TGATAAGTTGATGCGTTTCCGTCCAATCGGATGGTACGGCGTACTTGGATGGGCACGTTACCGTGAGCCATCACTCGTTCGTATCGAGTCAACTTCTTCAATCCACACTGCGTAATTGAAGTAATCGTTAGTCCCCCGCTTTAGGGCGGGGGCTAACCCTTAACAAGGAGAAACATGGCATACCAATTTACAACACCAACAGTTGATGAAAGCCCAGCAGGATTTTCACGATTGTTCTGGCGCTATCGTATTGCCCGTGGTGACACACTTCTTGTCAATGGAACAGTAGTAACTCGTGTCCGTACCCCAGGAGTGGATGAAACTCTAGCCGCTGATTACTACTATCTCGGTGGCCACATATATCCCATCACAGATGTGGAACGCACAATTTTGATTAACGCTGGTTACGGCGCATACATTAAGACAGTTTAAGGGGAGCCATGAATCCAGGTAGATACAACCTTACGGTTTACAAAGGCACAACCTTTCAACTCAAGCCAGTGTGGAAGATTGGCGGAGTGCCTGTAAATCTCTCAGGTTACACAGCAGACATGCAGGTGCGCTACGCAACTGACAGTTCTATTATTGTTGAACTTTCAACATCCAATGGCCGTATCACCATTGACTCAGCAGACGGTCGAGTTAATCTTTACATCTCTGCAACTGACACTGCCGCTTTACCAGCAGGCACATATCAATACGACTTGAATCTTACAAATACGGCAGATTCAACTGTCTATAAAATTCTTCAGGGTACCTTCATCATCGCTGCGAGCGTGACTCACTAATGACAACTACCCCAGATACAATTTCCATTGTTGAAATTCCTATCACTACCAATGTCTATGACGTTGCTGTTAGCCAACTCGATATTGTAGAATTAGGCCCAATCGGCCCACAAGGCCCACAAGGTTATGCAGGAACGGTAGGTAACACAGGTGTCACTGGAGCCACTGGAAGTACAGGCGGAACTGGCGGAACTGGACCAACAGGTAGCCAAGGAAATACAGGACCCACAGGCTCTACTGGAGCAACTGGACAAATCGGTTCAACGGGTTCTACAGGTAGCACTGGCCAAACTGGACCTACTGGAAGCCAGGGTAACACAGGGCCTACGGGAAGCACAGGAGCGACAGGACCCCAAGGTACTACTGGCTCAACAGGTTCTACTGGAAGCACAGGGTCTACTGGACCCACAGGGGCAAATGGAGTAATTGGCAGTACTGGCCCTACGGGCGCAGTCGGTAACACAGGCTCGCAGGGTAATACAGGGCCAACGGGTGCTCAAGGAATCACTGGCACAACAGGAGCCACAGGAGCCATAGGTAACACAGGAGCCCAGGGTAATACTGGAGCCGTAGGCAATACTGGGGCACAGGGAGTCACAGGCTCACAAGGCAACACAGGCCCTACAGGGGCCATTGGAGCGACTGGCTCGACAGGTCCTACAGGAGCGCAAGGTAACACTGGCGCTCAAGGAAACACAGGAGCGATTGGAGCGACAGGTGCTACAGGCAATACTGGTGCTATTGGTAATACTGGTGCCACTGGCGCTATTGGCAACACTGGTTCCACTGGACCAACTGGAGCAGTCGGCAACACGGGAGCCCAAGGAAATACAGGCGCCCAAGGGATTACTGGTGCAACAGGTGCTGTCGGAACAACAGGTGCAACTGGCCCTACAGGCCCTACTGGATTAACAGGTAACACTGGCGCTACGGGCAATACTGGCAATACTGGTAATACAGGAAACACTGGTGCTGGCAATACAGGCGCAACTGGTCCTGGTTACTCAGGGGTAACATCTACCTCAACAGTTACCATCGGTACAGGTATCAAGACATTTACTCTTACCGCAGACTCTGGCGCATTTGTTGCTGGCCAGCGTGCACGAGCAATTTACACCACCATCCCAGCAAACTGGTTAGAAGGTCCTGTCACTTATGTTGGTGGCGGAACCTTTATTATCACAGCGGATATAACCAATGGCAGCGGAACATTCTCTGCATGGACCTTTGCAGTTGCGGGCAATATTGGGGCAACGGGTCCAACTGGTTCGACTGGCAACACAGGCAGCCAGGGCGATACTGGAACAACTGGGCCAACTGGTCCTACTGGTTCAAATGGAACCAATGGAGCCACGGGCGCAACAGGCGCTACTGGCAGCACTGGTACGGCTGGAACGAATGGGTCTACTGGCCCTACAGGACCGACTGGCGTTACAGGTAATACGGGAGCAACAGGGTCAACGGGTTCAACAGGTGCTACAGGCGCAGCCAATCTTTACGACATACTAATGCTCGGCGGTATGTGATAAACTTATACCATGAAGATTGCTGTGTATGCAATATCAAAGAATGAGATTCTTCATGCGGAACGTTTTGCGAAAGCCTGTGCTGGTGCTGATTATGTTGTCGTTGCTGATACTGGTAGCACGGATGGAACACAAGAAGCGCTTAAAGCGCTGGGCGTAACAGTCCACCAAATCAATATCAAGCCATTTAGATTTGATATGGCTCGTAATGCAGCCTTAACCTTAGTGCCAGAGGATGCTGATGTCTGTCTTATCTTAGATTTAGATGAAGTGCCTGAGCCAGACTTCTTTAAGAAAGTACGCAAGAAGTGGAAGCCAGGTGCTGACCTTGGCTGGATTACCATGAAGACTGACGCTAACAAATGGGAGCGAGACAGACTTCACTCCAGATGGAATTGGACATGGAAGTATCCATGCCATGAAGTAAACATTTGGTACGGCAAGAATGAGACAGTTGATTGCGACATACGCAATGCGGTTATTGAGCATCTGCCAGACAACACAAAGTCTCGCGGTCAATACCTAGAACTGCTGGAACTAGCAGTCAAAGAGTTTCCCCAGGACCCACGCATGTGGACCTATATGTGCCGAGAATACTTCTTCTACTCCAAGTGGGAAGATGTTATCAGGGCAGCAGAACGCAAGATAGAGAATGAAGGTTGGGATGTTGAAAGTGCCGCTGTCTGCCGATGGGCAGGAGAAGCAGCGCATCAACTTGGCCAAGAAGAAACTGCTCGTATGTGGTATGACAAAGGCAGGGATATTCTTCCCGTGCAGGGTGAGCCGCAGTTCGGTGTTGCAATGGATGCGTACCGAAAGCAAGAATGGCAGAGATGCCTAGATGCTTCTCTCAACGCTTTGGAGTCTCCTCGCTCCAACCATTACTGCTACGAATCAGCCGTCTGGGATTGGAAAGCCTTCGACCTTGCAGGAATCGCTGCTTACAATCTCAAGCACATTGACGAAGCAATAACCTTTACCAAAGAAGCGGTGAAGGCAAACGGTCCTGAAAATGACCGTATCCAACGTAACCTAAAGTTTTTTGAGGAAGTCAAAGATGCCACTAGGCGAAAACTGTAGAACAGGCTGTTCTGAAAAGAATCACGAATCTTACATTGAATGCTTGAAAGCATCTAACCTACTTATCAATTCGGGTGATGCAGGCCGAGCAGAGTCAATGAATGCCAAGCGCTGGGATGGCGAGTTAGAGGCATATCGCAAGGCGAGAGCCGAGGGCATTCAGCCAGCAGGTACAACCATGCGTGCCATCAATGAGGCAAAGGCTGCTAGTGACAAATTGGGCGCAGCATATAACGCAGATGTTATGCCATCTACAGACAAGATTACCAAGGCGAGTGCCGAGGTATTAAAACATACAGGGGATATCTAATGGCAATGTACAGCGAAAAAGCAGATAAGAAGCAAGACGCAAAAGTAACAAAGGGTTTGAAGCCAGCGCAGAAGGCAGCCTTCAAAAAGGCTGATGCCGCAATGGATAAAAAGAAGCCATCTGCTAAGGCAGATATGAAGATGGATAAGGCTCTCGTAGCAAAGATTAAAAAGGGTAAATAATATGGCAGCAGCAAAAAAGGGCATGGGCTTCGCGGCAGCACAGAAGTCAATTGCTAAGAAGTCAGGCGTCTCAATGGAATCGGCTGGAGCAATCCTTGCTTCATCTACTCGCAAGGCTAGCCCATCAGCAAAGAAGGCTAATCCAAATCTCAAGAAGGTAGCAATGCCTAAGAAAGGTGGAAAGTAATATGTGCGCAGAGTGCGGTTGCAATAGCAACATGGTTGGCAAAGCCAGCGACAAACTCACAGGCAAGCCTACAAAGGACCAGTATGGTTCTTATGAAGGCGTTGGCGGAACTAAGTAAGCAATCAATTTTAGAAAGGGTCTGAGATGGCATTAACAGATGGCAGAACCACTGTCTACCATTTGAATCGGTTGGCAGGTACACTCATCAATGATGTGCCACAACTTGACTTCAATGGTGCGGCAAATGTTTGGGCTTTTAACGTAACGGGTAAAAGATATAGCCGTGGTATTGATGCCTTGAATCAGATTTATGCTTTCCGCAACGGTGGAAAGAATTACTATTACGACACTCCTGGTGCCTTTAATGCCCTTGCTGGCACAATTGGGCTTGGCGAGGCAGAGGCAGCAAGAAGGATTTCATCGTGAGTACCTTTTTAGATTTAATCAATGAGACTAACCTAGCCCTGACAGGCTATACCAATCGTCAGGACCAGGCCACATACCTTACTGCGCCAATGGCATCAGGTGATTTAAGTTTCACCGTAGCCGATGGCACAGTCCTCACCCGTGGCTTGGTGGAAATTGACGATGAACTTATCTGGGTAGATTCCTTTGACCGTAGCACCAACACGGCAACTATCCCACAATATGGCAGAGGGTTTCGTGACACGACTGCACAGTCCCATACGGCTGGTACTCGTGTAACTATCGCGCCTTCCTTTCCGCGTAGTGTTATCCGCCGAAACATCAACCTCGCCATTGATGGAGTCTATCCAGATTTGTTTGGTACTTTCTACACTATCTTCAACTGGCAAGCAGCCCGCACTACCTATGTCTTACCTCAAGAGGCAATTGACATTCTTGGTGCTTCGTGGCAGACAATCGGACCTTCTAAGGAATGGCTTCCAATCCGCCACTACCGTGTTGACCGTATGGCTAACCCAATCTACTGGGGTTCTGGTAAGACAGTGTCTATCCGTGAAGGCATTATCCCTGGCCGTCCAGTAATGATTACCTACACCAAGAAGCCTACAACTCTTCAGTACGACACAGATGATTTCACCATGAGTGGCCTGTCAGAATCAGCCCGTGAAGTAATTGTCTTGGGTGCTGCATACCGTACGGCAATGTACCTAGACCTTGGCCGTGTCCCAGCAGCAACTGCTGAAGCCGATGCACAGCAAGGCAATGACCCAGTTGGCTCAGCAGCCAACATCGGCAGAGTATTACAACAGATGTACCAGCAGCGTTTGCTTGTGGAAGTACGTCGTCTTCAAGAGCAGTACCCACCTCGCACCCACTACACATACTGAGGATAGCCAATGCCATCACGTTACTACAGCGCTATTGCGCAAGATACAACGCTTACATCAAGCATTACGAATACCGCAACCAGCATGATTGTTGGCGCAACAGTGGGTTATCCTTCAACACCATTTGTGCTTGCAGTTGACTTTAATGCAGCCTCTGAGGAACTTGTCCTTGTTACCAATATCTCAGGCACAACCCTCACTATTACTCGTGGGTTTAATGGTTCTACCGCTGTATCTCACAATACAGGTGCCGCTATCCGTCACGTCATCACGGCTCAGGACTTGACCGATGCCCAGACCCACTACGATACAGCCCTCTCAGCGGGCGCACACGGGGTTACAGGAGCCTTGGCAACCTTCCTTGGTACATCAACCTCAGCCAACCTAGCAGCCCTTGTAAGCGACGAGACAGGCTCTGGAAGCCTAGTCTTTGGAACAGCCCCAACGATTGCCATTGGCATTAACGCCCAAACTGGAACCACCTACACCCCAGTCCTAGCCGATGCTGCCAAATTGATTACGCTTAACAACTCAAGTGCTATCACTTTGACCATTCCAGCGGGCGTCTTTAGCGCAGGCCAAATTATCAATATCCAGCAGATTGGGCTAGGGCAGGTAACTGTCCAAGGCGATGGAACCTCAACCGTCACAGGTACAGGAACTAAGTTGCGTGTCCAATACTCAGCAGCCTCAATCGTCTGCACGGCTACCAACACCTTCCAGTTGATTGGAGACTTGGCGTAATGGCAGCCTATCTCGTACTCGGTAACTCAACGCCAGGAGCCGCAGCGTCTACAACGCTGATAACTGGCTCAACCAATGGGTCAATTGTTTCATCCTTTAGCGCCTGCAATCGTGGCGGAACCAATGACTCAATCCGTGTCAGCATCACCAAGTCTGGTGGTTCTGCTTATTACCTTTTCTACAACTTCACAGTTCCAGCCAGCAGTTCCTTGTCGGAGACTCCAGGATGGACACTCGCCACAGGCGATGTCCTGACCGTCTACTCCACCACAGGAACGACTGACTTTATCGCGACGGGAAGTACCCTCTAATGGCCGTAGCCTTACTGACCAATACCAACGTCACCCCAGCGGTTGCTGTCAATGCCCAGACTGCTTCCTATACCTTTGTCTTAGCAGACGGTAACAACACCCTTGTCACCATCGCCAACGCTTCTGCCAACACAGTGACTATTCCACCTAACTCATCAGTAGCCTTTCCAGTCGGTACTGTGTTAAACTTTGCCCAGACTGGTGCTGGTCAGACAACCATCACCCAAGGAAGCGGTGTGACGATTACTTCTACAGGTGCTACAGCCTCTGCGCCAAAGACTCGTGTTCAGTATTCGGCTGCTTCTGCCATCCAGACATCAGCCAATAACTGGCTTGTGGTAGGTGACTTAGCCTAATGTCACCCATCCTCGGCATCTATGCCTCGCAAATATCGGGGCATTTATACAACAACTCTTACACCTCACTCCAAACCGTAACGGTTGGCTCTGGCGGTGCGAGCAGTATTACCTTCTCGTCAATCCCTAGCACCTATACGCATTTGCAGATTCGTGCAATGTCTTTGACATCAAGTGCGGTTCAAATTCGTTTAGATTTGAATGGCTTGACTGGCTCTCAATCCGTCTATTCTCGTCACCATTTGACAGGTATTGCAGCGGGGCCTGTTGCTGGTGGTAGTGCTTCTCCAGCAAGCCAATTTCTAAATCAAGGAGTGGCAACAGATGCCACATACCCAACTGTAAACATCTTAGATTTTCTTGATTACGCCAATACAAATAAATACAAAACAATTCGCAATTTGACTGGTATTGATAGAAACACAACCGATGGAGCAATCACTTTGTCAAGCCATCTTTATATGGACACAACCGCAATTAGCACAATTTCAATTAGTGCTAATGGTGCTAATTTCAACCAATACTCTTCCTTCGCACTTTACGGGGTGAACTAA